ACTTAGTACAGAGTGGAGCAAGTATACAAATATCACAAGACTACAGTTCGATGGTGAACTTTGCAAGATGTAAGTGTCTTGGGGCAAATGTACTCAGAGGCCCAAACCAACTTCCATGGGACGGTAAATTAAAGTATGATTATCAATTATGGATTGATAGTGATATTGTATTCAATTCTGAGAAGTTCTTTCAGTTAATCTTGGATGCGAATCCAACAGTTGAAGGTACCACACACGAGAGATCCATTGTAGCAGGATGGTATGCAACCGAAGATGGTAGAACAACCTCTGTTGCACATTGGTTAGAAGAGGATGATTTTCGTAGCAATGGTGGAGTGATGAATCACGAAACCGTCGAAAGCATATCCAAGCGTAAGAAACCGTTCACAGTAGATTATACAGGTTTCGGTTGGCTTCTAATACGTAAAGGAGTCTTCGAGAATGAAGGAATACCCTATCCTTGGTTCGCCCCCAAGATGCAAGTCTTTGAATCTGGTGAGGTTCAGGATATGTGTGGAGAGGATGTCTCATTCTGCCTCGATGCTAAAGAAGCAGGATTTGAAATTTGGTGTGACCCACGTATCAGAGTAGGACATGAAAAGACCAGAGTTATATAAAATTCTGATAAACAATAAAGAGGTATACGGTTCTCTCACAGAACTCGAATACCTCGATCTCATGGAGAATTATGCTCTCGAATACTATCAGACAGGTTCTCCACACCCAGACTCAATAAAAACAATCAAGTATAAAGAGGTAAAAGATTAGGATGGCTAAGGCAACAGGTGGAATCAGTGGTGGAGATTTTGTGACTTCGCCGCCCAAGAAGACTCGACAGGGAAGTGGAAAACATACCAAGTATGCGGCAACCTCTCGAAACTCGGCTCGAAAGAGGTCTAGAGGGCAGGGTAAGTAGAAAATAGGACTCTTTCTTACGAAGGAGTCTTTTTTATTGGAAAGTGAGTATAAATAAATAAAAACTTGTTCATATAATGGCTATCAAACGGATATCAAGAGCATTTAAAGATATTAGTCTATCTTTTAAACCTCATCCAATATCCCACGACCTTAAAGTATTAAAAAATGAGACTGCAATCAGTAGATCTGTAAGAAATATAGTACAGACCATACCGACTGAAAAATTTTTTAATTCATTATTTGGTTCTGATGTCTATAAGAGTCTATTTGACTTTGTTGACTTTGGTACGGCATCAACAATCAAAGGTCAAATTGAAATATCATTACATAACTTTGAACCAAGAATTGAAAATGTGATCGTAGAAGTTGATCCACAACCAGATAATAATACATTTAACTGTACGGTGATCTACGATATTATTGGACAAGAGTTTCCAACACAAGAATATACTTTCCTCCTAGAATCGACCCGATAAAATGCCGTTTACTAAATTTGCAAATCTTGATTTTGATCAAATAAAGACTTCAATCAAAGATTATTTACGTGCTAATTCTAAATTTACTGACTTTGACTTTGAAGGGTCAAATATGTCGATCATCATCGATATGTTGGCATATAATACGTATATAACCGCATTTAATTCTAATATGGTAGTGAATGAATCCTTTTTGGATTCGGCAACATTAAGAGAGAATGTAACATCACTAGCACGAAACATAGGGTATGTACCACGCTCTAAGACGGCGGCAACGGCGACCATATCATTTACTGCGGAATTGACTGATTCAACTGCTCAGGCGACTTTAAAGGCAGGTATAGTGTGTGTCGGGGATATGGGTGATAAGTCTGTTATCTTTTCTACACCAGAAGATATACCACAACCAGTGATAAAGACTACAATTGGTGATGAAGATTATTATAAGGCAACTTTTAATAATATTAGTGTTAAACAAGGAACACTACTCGTAAAGAAATTTATAGTGGATGGATCACTGGATCAAAGATTTATATTGGATAATACTGGTGTAGATACCTCTACAATTCGGGTATATGTTAAAGGTGTTGGTGATGCTGGTCTGGGAGAGCAATATTCTCTTGTAGAAAATATTTTAAACGTCACATCAACATCAGAAATCTATTTAATACAAGAAGTTCAAGACGAAAGATATGAATTATTGTTCGGTGACGGGTATATTGGTAAAAAATTAGAAAATAATGCAGAAATTACTGTACATTACATCATAACCGATGGTGAAGATGGTAATGGAATGGGAAATGGTAATAGTTTTTCCTTCTCTGGGCAGCTTGTAGGATTAAATGAAGTAACAACCACGTTAAAAGTCAATCCAACAATCACAACCATCCAACCTTCATCGAATGGTGCCGAAATTGAGAGCATTAGTTCGATAAAATACTATGCACCAAGGATATATGCCTCTCAATATCGTGCCGTAACCCCCAGAGACTATGAGGCAATCATCAAAACCATCTATGCAGACACAGAATCTGTAGCTGTGGTCGGTGGTGAGGAGATGGATCCACCAGAATATGGTAATGTGATCATCAGTATTAAACCAAAAAACGGTTATTTTGTGTCTGATTTCAATAAATCATTGATTTTATCAAGATTAAAGCAGTATTCAATCTCTGGAATCAATCAAAGAATTGAAGATTTGAAGATATTGTACGTAGAAATCATTTCTTCTGTATATTATAACAATAATAAGACATCTGATGTCAATAATCTGCTCTCAAAAGTGGAAAATTCACTTACAAGTTACTCTGATTCCGTTGAAATGAACAAATTTGGTGGTAGATTCAAATTTAGTAAAGTTCAACAGGTTATTGATACCACAGATACCGCAATAACATCAAATATTACCAAGGTTTTGATCAGAAGGAACCTAAAAATCGCCACAAATCAGTTGGCCCAGTATGAATTATGTTATGGTAACCAATTTCACGTAAATTCTGCTGGACGTAACATAAAATCTACTGGTTTTTATGTTGCTACTACAAGCAGACCAGTCTATATTACAGATGTACCAAATCCTGACTTAAAAACAGGAGTTATTTCGATAGTAGAGATACTACCAAACGGTGAAAACAACATTGTTTCTAAATCAGCAGGTACTGTTGATTATCTTAAAGGTGAAATTCTATTATCAACCATTAATATTCTTGGATCTGTCGATGATACCAATATTATAGAGGTACAGGCAATTCCAGAATCTAATGATGTCGTTGGTTTAAAGGAATTATACCTAGATTTTAGCGTTTCAAAAAGTAAAATAAATATGGTTAGGGATGTAATTAGTTCTGGTGATGAAATAACTGGAACTACATTTATCAAGGATTACTATTCATCAAGTTACTTAAACGGACAATTAATAAGAGAATAATATGATAAGCACTGGTATTGAATCTAGAGTAAAGATTCAGCAAATTGTAAGCAACCAATTTCCTGATTTTGTCAGAGCAGAAGATACTAAAGGTTTTGCTGTAGATTTTCTAAAGCAATATTACGTTTCTCAGGAATATCAGGGTGGCCCTGTTGATATTACAGATAATTTAGATCAATATTTAAAATTAGATAATTTAACACCAGAAGTCGTTGTTGATTCTACTACAGTTGGCCTTGGCATCACTGCAGGTGATGAAACAATATATGTTAACAGTACAAAAGGATTTCCAAAGCAATATGGTCTGTTAAAGATAGATAATGAGATTATTACATATACAGGAATTGGATCAACAACATTTACTGGTTGTAAACGTGGATTTAGTGGAATAACCAGTTATCATCAAGACTTAAATGAAGGAGAGTTAGTATTCTCCACATCTGGTATATCTTCACATTCAAGTGGTAGTAGTATTCAGAATTTAAGTTCATTATTCTTAAAAGAATTTTATAAAAAGCAAAAAACAACATTTACACCAGGATTAGAAGACACTTCTTTCCATCCTGAAGTAAATGTTGGTAATTTTATAAAAGAGTCAAGAACATTATATGAAGCAAAGGGAACAGATGAGTCATTTAGGATACTTTTTAACGTATTATATGGTGAAACGCCAAAAGTTGTAAATTTAGAAGAATATTTAATCAAACCATCTTCATCTAATTACGTTAGAAGACAGGTTACCATTGCAGAGATAATTTCTGGCGATCCTTTAAAATTAGTAGGTCAAACAATATACAAAAACACTGATATAAACACAAATGCTGCCATATCTGAAGTTGAGGCATTTACAAGGGTTGGTGTAGCACTGACAGAGAATAAGCAATACTTTAAGATATCATTATTCCGTGGATATTCAGAAGAATCTGATGCCATTCAGGGTGATTTTGTAATTACACCTGCAACCAAGGTTATTGGTGATGTAGGTAAGGATTCAACTGTAATTACTGTTGATTCTACGGTTGGTTTTGGTACTACAGGAACAATTACATCTGGAATTAACACAAATATCACATATACAGATAAAAGTATAAACCAATTCTTTGGTTGTAGTGGAATTGATGATCCTATTGATTCTGCAGAGAATTTAAGAAATGATGAGATATATTATGGTTATGAAGATGGAGATATTACCAAAAAAGTAGAAATAAGACTGACTGGTGTTCTATCAAAATTTGAACAGGTATCTACCGATATAGATGTTGATGAAGGACAAGAAATTGCCGTTAGTAATGTCGGAGATAGGATTTTAAACCCTTCTTTAGGTAGAAAGACATATAAGCAGGTATTTGCGAACTCATGGATATACAATACAAGTCCTAGATTTAAGTTAAAACCGTTACAGGGTGCTCAATCAGACGTATTGTTGGAAACATCTCTTATAGACCGTTCTAGTTTGAAGAAAGGTGATAAGGTTGAAGTACTTAAAAGAGGAACAAATGAAGTTGTACTTGGCCAAAATGGTGATGTATACGTTAAAAATATAGACGGTAATCGGGTAACATTATCAAGTAATTCATTTCTTTATGGAACTGCTGCTGGGCCTCAAGATTATGATTTGAGAAGAAGAATCAATTATGCATCAAGTACAAAAATTCCGTTAGAATTTAACAATATAGTATCAGACGTACAAAATGTTTATGTTGATGGTGATGAATATTGTTATGTAGCTTCAAACTCTTTACCATCAGGAGAAATTGTTGGTGTTACCACAAATTTATTACATACAATCACGGTTGGTGTTAATACTGCTACTACTGCTGAAAATGCATGGAATGCATTGGTAGATGAAACTGGATCAAATAGCGAATATAGTGCAATTCAGTTTAATGATGCAGTACCTTTTAAATCTGGAGATTTGGTTACATATAAACCCACAGGAACACCATATACTGGTTTAGAAGCAAATCAAGACTATTATGTCGGAGTACCTTCCTCCAAAAAAATAAATTTATATAGATCTAGGTCGTTTGTAAATTCTAGTTCTTATATTGGTATCAGTAGTTCTAATGTTACTTCCACATCAGTTCATACTTTTGTGTTGGAATCCCAGAATAATAGTAGCATAGGCCCTCAAAAATTACTGAAGAAATTTCCATTAGAACAAACTATTAATAATGGAGATCAAATTAAAACTAATTCAGGATCTGTAGGATTATTAGTTAATGGTGTTGAGATTAAAAATTATAAATTAAATGATACAGTTTATTATGGTCCTTTAGATTCATTGAAGGTTATTGGTGGTGGAGTTGAATATGATGTTATAAATCCACCAAAAATTGATATTTCTACTGGAATTGGTACCACTGCATTAGCACAAGCAGTTGTTCAAGGATCTATAGTGGATGTTGATATAGATGCTCAATCATTTGATGTTGATAAAGTTTTATCTATTGATATTAGTGGTGGTAATGGTAGTGCATCGTTAGAACCTGTAATAAGAGTTAGACGTAGAGAAGTAGAATTTGATGGAAGAATTACACCTAATGGTGGTGGAATTAATACAACTACTAATGTAGTAACATTTTTAGAAAATCATAATTTTATAGATCAAGAAGAAGTTATATACAATTCAAATGATAATAATGGTATATCTGTTGGTATAGGTACTTCCTTAACAACTAATTCTTCATATTATGTAAATGTGATCAATAATAATACTGTTAAGTTATATCCTACTTTTGATGACGTTAAATCTAAAACCAATCCAGTAAGTTTTGGATCCACTGGATTTAATGGTGTTCATAAGTTCTCTACACTTCCAAATAGAAAAACTGTTGATGGTATTAGAATCGTTAATGGTGGTGAATTTACAAATAGAAAACTTCTAGTTAAACCCACTGGAATATCAACAACTTATAATAAAGTTATTTTTGAAAATCATGGATTTGGTAATGGGGATATTGTTGAATATACAACAAATGTTGGATTAGGGTCAACAGTACCACAATCTATTTCTGGATTAACAAAAACTACTGGAATAACAACTACTGCAACTTACTATAAGATTATTAAACTTGATAACGATTCCTTTAATGTTGCAAATGCTGGTCTTGGTGGAACCGATAATACGGAGTTTGATAGAAGAAATATAGTAGAATTTGCATCTCATGGTACTGGATATCAGGTATTTAAATATCCAGATATTTCAGTTTCATTGAATTATACCCTAGTTGGTTTAGGAACTACAAGTCAGACTGTAGAAAATCTTGTTTTAACCCCTAAAGTTAGAGGTTCTATTATTGATACTTATTTGTATGAGTCTGGAACTGGTTATGGTTCTACAGTATTGAATTTTGAAAAGAAACCTGTTATTTCAATAAAAAATGGTAAAAATTCAGAATTAAAACCAGTTATTGTAAATGGTCGAATAAATTCAGTAAATGTTATATATCAAGGTACTGAATATTATTCAACACCAGATTTAAATATTATAGATCCATCTGGTAAGGGAACTGGTGCAAAATTAAGACCTATTATTGTTAATAATAAGATAACTGATGTTAAAATTATTAATGCTGGAATTGGTTATTCTACAGCATCATCTATAAATGTCGTTTCTGCAGGTAAAAATGCGACATTAAATTCGAATATAAGATCTCTAACAGTAAATGCACAGCAAAAATATGGTAATGATATATTGTTGAATAATGGAGATAATTTACAATATAGTATTGTGGCTTATGGTAATGAAACAAAAGAATCAATAGAAGGAAATACCACTAACATTTCACCTATTATTGGGTGGGCATATGATGGTAATCCAATATATGGCCCTTATGCATATTCCGAACCATTTGGTTCTGATGTTGGTATTATGACATCTGGTTATGTATTAAACACATCTGATATTATTGACCGACCAGGTTTTGGTAATGGATATTTTGTAGAGGATTATCAATTTACAAATAGTGGTAGATTGGATAGAAATAATGGAAGATTCTGTAAGACTCCAGATTTTCCAGACGGTATATATGCTTATTTTGCAACAATTGATAGTGATAAAAATCCTACATTCCCATACTTTATAGGTGATGCTTATAGGTCTTTACCAATAGAACAGAGTTATGATCAATCATTTAATTTTAAAAATAGTAATTTAATAAGAAATACTTTCCCATATAGAGTATCTGATAATTATGTTGATAATGATTTTATAATAGAAACGAATGAAATTGATAGACAAAAATGTGTAATAGAAAGTGTTACATCTGGAAGCATTAAGAAATTAACTTCTATCAATGCAGGTGAAAATTATAGAATAAATGATACGTTAGAATTTGATAATGAAGGTACTAGTGGTGAAGGTTTATCAGCTTCGATATCATCAATTGAAGGAAAAACAGTTACTAAAGTTAGTGTTGCTTCATCCGTATTTGAAAATGCAGTAATTACTTGGGTTAATAGTGATACTTTAAGAGTTTCTGTTTTACCAGAACATGATTGGAGTAATAATGATCATGCTATTCTTTCTGGTGTTTCTACTATTTCAACTGGAATTTCATCCAGTTCTTCTGTATTATCTGAAATAGATGGATCATATGTTATAGGAGTAACTACAGAATCATCTGTTCTAATTAATCCAATAGTTGTAAATTCTGGTGGTGCTGGACTAACCACTGAAATATATGTTTCTAGAATACCAAGTTATGTTTCAGCTGGAAGCACAATTGAGATTAATACTCAAAAATTTAAAGTATTAAACATTTTTAATAATCTTAATGTGTTAAGAGTAGAAAGATCTACTGGTACAGCACATTCAACCACAAGTAAAGTTTATTTTGCACCAGATTCATTTACAATTAACAAATCTGTAGAATATTTTGAGTCTGAACTTAACAGTACGGCTTATTTCAATCCAAAACAAACTATTGGAGTTGGTACTCAACCTGGTATTACTTCATCTATGACCTTCAGTTTTGGTGTTTCTGAGATAACCAGAAATGTTCCAACACAAAGAATTTATATTGAAAATCACCCATTTGAAAAAGATCAGCAAGTAACATATGCAGCTAATGGTGCTGCCATAGACACATCAAATGAAGCAAATGGCATCCTACATAATCTGGGTTCTACTTCACTTTATATTTCAGACGTTACTAAGAATACTATTGGTATAAAAACTGGAATTGGTACTACAAGTACTAATGAATTTAAAAGTATATATTTCCGTGGTGGAGGAACTGATAATGATGCCTATTCATTTACCACAGTTGGTCTTGCCACAGTAAAAGGTTCTGTACAAAAAATTGATGGTACTGTTCAAGTTAATACAAATCACGATTTAAAAATTGGTGATAATATCAAATTAAGTGTTGAACCAAATTTATCTGTAGGAATAGGAACTTCAACTGGTGTTAGAATAATAAGAGAAGAGAATAGTGGGAATATTATTACAGATCCAGTAGATGGAGCAGCATCTACTATTAATGTTACTTTAGATACTTTAAATTTAGAAAATCATCCATTTAATAGAGGAGATAAGGTATTCTATACTGCCATAAGTGGTGCTACAGTTCCTACTGGATTGAGTACCGATAGGTCTTATTATGTTTATCCTGTTAATGAAAATAGTATACAATTATGTGATACTTATGTAGATTCTATTGCAAATCCTCCAAGAATTGTTAATATAACTGCAACTGGTAATACTGTAAATAGATTTTCTAAAATTAATCCACAAATTGAATCTATTAGAGGTAATAATTTAGTTTTTGATGTAAGTGATTCATCATTAGAAGGATATGACTTAAAATTATATTATGATAAGGAATTCAACAATGAATTTGTTTCTACTGGAACAACCAGTAATATTAGTGTTATTGGAGTTGGTACAGTAGGTGTAGGAACTACTGCTACCGTTACACTTAACTATGATAAGTCATTACCACAAAACTTATATTATTCCTTAACAAAATCTGGTTTTATTAGCACATCTGATGTTCAAGTTGATAACTATTCTGAAATATCATTTGTAAATAATCTTTATGATGGAAGATACAGTGTTGTTGGTGCTGCTGGTACTGAATTTAATATTGTTTTAGATAATCTTCCAGTAAAGACATCATATACAGCTGGTGAATGTGAATCATTAGTTTATACAACAACTTCTTTGACTACAAAGGGTGGGGTTGATAGAGTTAAAATTAATTCTGGTGGTTATGGATATAAAAAATTACCTAATTTTGTAGGATCTTCTTCTTCAGAGGGTCAAGGAGCACTTATAGTTGCTGAATCTGAGATTATTGGTAATGTTAATAAAGTAAGAGTCATTAATGAAGGATTTGAGTATTCTTCAGATACAACATTAAGTCCAGAGTTAGATATATCTCCCACTATAGTCATCAATAATTCTAATACTATTGGTATTATTACTATTACTGATGGTGGTAGCAATTATATTAAGGCACCTAGAATTGATATTGTTAATCCTAATACCAGAGAAAAAATTAATACTGGAGCATTAATACCAAGTGTAGTTGGGTCTTCTATTGCTGATATTGAAATTGTATCAAAACCACATGGATTACCAGATCAACCTGTAGAATTATTTGCAGTTGATAATGATAATGGTGTTGGTATTAAGACTATGATGTCTAATAATACTGGTATTTTTACATGCTATCTTAATTACAATACCAGTGGTATTGGCACATATCCATTTAAAGTTGGTGATGAAGTCTTTATAGAAGGAGTTACTCGTGTTGGTTCAGCTGGATCTGGTTTTAATAGTACTGATTATGGATATAAGTTTGGAAAGGTTATAAAGTATAATGATCTTACAGTAGACCATGCAGTTGAAATTGATTTAGTTGGTATATCAACTAATACTGGAATAGCAGCTACTGATCAACAATCATTAGCTACAATTGTAAACAGAAAAAATTATCCAACATTTAGTATAATTCAAGAGGCAGATAAATTTGTAGTTGGTGAAAGTTTAATTCGCAATAATCTTCAATTGAAGTTAAACATTATAGAGTTTAGAAACAACTTAATAAAGGTATTTGGTAATGATATATTATCTGTTGGTGATATTATTACTGGTAGTTTATCAGGATGTATTGCAGAAATTGAAAGTACTAAAGATAATTTTGGAAGATATACTGTTGATTTTTCTACCGAAAAGGATATTGGATGGTCTGATGATATTGGAAAATTAGATTTAGATAATCAGGTAGTTCCTAATAATGATTATTATCAAAATTTATCATATACAGTTAAAAGTTCTAAGGGATATGATGAATTAAGAAGTCCTGTAACTGCATTACTTCATACAAGTGGATTAAAGAATTTTGCAGATGTTGGTATTAGTTCCAATACAGTAGTAGGAATTTCAAGTTCAGATGAAACTATTGTAATAAAGGATATCATCGAACATAATAGAGTTGATACGATCTATAACTTTGATAGTGCAATTGATTTATCACCAAATAATATAACATCTAAATTTATACAATTAGAAACTAAACGTTTAAGTGATTATTATCTTGCTAAGAGTAATGAAGTCTTAGAAATTGATGATATAAATCATCAGTTTTCAAATCTTGAAGATTCTCCACAACAATACTTGGATATTCTTGATTTAGAATTGTCAACCAAGATTACTTTTGATGATATATTCTTTAGAGTCACCAATCCAGATAATACAGATATACAATCAAGTAGTCTTGTTATATTAAACAATGGGAAAGATTCTGTACTATTAAAGAGGGAATTTTTGGAGGATGATACTTCTATAGGAACCTTTGGTGTATTTGATAATGATGATGGTAATGCATATGTTAGATTTACTCCATTACCTGATGGATTTGATTATGATTATGATTTAAAATATATTAGAAATACTATAGATTCTACAAATGGTATTGGAACACATTCTATTGGATTTATTGATAAGATTGGAACTGTTGGTATTGCTACCACAGCTCTTCCTGATACAAGTGGAATAACAACTACATCTATTATATCAGTTGATAAGGGACATATTAAATCTCTTTATACAAAGAATCAGGTGATTAATAAGACAACAAATGAAATGAATTATGTTGAAATATATCTAACACATGATGAAACAAATACTTATAAGTCTGAATATTTCATTGATACTCATAACCAAACGGAAGGATATTCCAATGAATTAATGGGTTCATTTACTGGAAATATTGTTGGTGATATATTCTCATTAGACTATCAAAATGATTTGGAGGATATAATAGAGATTAAAACAAGTGCAGTTGGAATTGGAACTACAACAACATATAATGAAGGTGTTGCTACTGGAACTTATAGGTTTAAAGCACCTC